CCATCGCCAGTCATGACTATGTTTTTCCCATTAAATCTTGATAACCCGGAAATAGTGTCAGTTGCTGCGCCCGAATAAACATAACTGCAATCTGTATAAACATCAAAACTTAATTCTTCAATAAAATACTTTGTGCTGTAGGTAAATGGAGCAACTGATTCATTGGCTATTTGTCTTTGAACAACAAACCATGCACGCCCATCTGGACTACTTGCGCCCCATCTAAAATAAGCATTGTCAGCTGTTTTTTCAGTAATACATGAGGTGAATCCAGAGACACTTTCAGCTATTAAAGTTTGATAGATAACTAACGAGCCATCATCATTAATGAAAAACACATAACGACTTCCTGCGCGATTTAAATTTGTAAAAGGGATTTCATCATGCGGTGAACTAATTAAATGCTCTGATATTACACTGACAATATTTGAAGCATAGGCATTATTAATACCATCCCAAAGCATTGTATGAATATCATTGCCAGATACGATAACAATTTGATTATCAATTCCTCTTGGCTGAATTGCTGTTGCAGGCGTAGATTCTTGCAAAGCCAAACTAAAGTTTTTAGGTGTAATCGCTGTCTCGAAACTTAAAGGCGTAGAATAAATACCAGTGTTTGTGTGAAATGTTAAGCTTCGATAAGGAACAATAAATTTGATAACATTAACAGTATCGCTTGATGGATAATAACTAATTCCATTGTCATCATCAGATTCTAAATCGTAAAAATCTTTATAATCATTAATTACAGAAAGCCAAATCCCATTTGGTAATAGGTCGGTGTTTGCAAATATTGCTCTATTTTGGAAACTTGAGCATTTAAACGGCCATCCACGTGTGCTACTCCAGGCAGGCTCAGTTATAGAGCATAAATTTCCTGGTTGCGCTGCTGTAGTAGAAAATTCAGTTACAACTGTTGCGGTGCATGTGCTTACCGGATATGGGCCAGCCGGAACGGCCGTGATTAATGCAATACCTATGCCGTCAGTATACGCGCCACCAACATATTGTGTACTAAACACATCGCCTGTTAGTGTTCCACTACATGTAATTGTAATTGTAGAGCCTACTGTTGTTCCGCTAACTTGAAAAGTATTTGAATCATAGTTTGTTTCACCAAAGTCAAATTGCGGATAATTTTGTATTGTTACAGGTGTCAATGCCCAATTATTTAAAATATATACATCATTAGTTCCTGTTCCAACATCGTTCAATGTAAACGCATCTGTATCAGTTGAAGCATTAGAAGCTGTCGCATAGATTTTAAATAATAATCCAGTAGCATCTGTTCGTATAAAATAAGTTTTGCCTGAGCGTATTTCGGGTGTCGTTGAAGGCAAAGTATTTGTTGTAGTAAATCTTGCCGCTGAAATAATATTTGCTGTGGTAGCAGTTGTTAAAGTATATTGATTTGAAATAACGCCTGCGGAAGAATCAATAGCATTTGCAGTTAAATTTGTTCTTACTAAATCTTGAGGCTGTATAACGCCTGCAGTAATACGAAAATATCTATCCAGGATTGTCCAATCCATAGTTTGTATAACATCACTTTTTAATAGCGAACTAGATACAGTAGCTACTAAAAAATCTTCAAGATAAATTTCAATTTGTCCTGGAACAAAAACAAGCAGATAAACGCACTCGTTTAAATAAGGAAAGCTTTCAAAAAATATATCTTTCCAATCTGTTACACCAGTGATTTCACTGCGATAAATTGTCCCAAAGCGTTTCCCAATTGCACCTTGAGGATATGTAATAGTATTTGTTCCTTTTTTAACGCCTTTGTAAGATGCGTCAACAGTTACACGTCCATACATTAAAGGACTAATTTCGCCTTTTGAAAACTCGTCTTGTGAAAATAAAACTTCTGGCATAATTAACTCACTGTAATATTTGAATAAATACCACCAATATATCGTTTTCCAATTACAGGGAAATCGACCTGTGTAAACTGCGGTCTATTTTGTGTATCTACTGCATGAGCTATAGCCATTAAACGATTTCTTTCGCTATTTATTACAGTGGCATATTCTGTTTTTTCAGCATTACTTAAACATAATCGAGATGAAATTTCAAAACTAAAGTAATCTGTAAAATAATAAGGTAATGCTGATACATCTGGCTGAAAAATGTATTGCATCCACCATTCGCCCTCATCAAAGGTATATATTTTATTGCCGTGGAAAATATCCCAATTATATGTATTTGGCCACACGCTTAAGGTTTTTAACCAACCGCTTGGTAAGGCATATACATATAAATACGGCTCTGGAGGCGTTTCGACAAGCTGGCTTAATTGTTGTACTTTTGTTGCAAAACGCCAGTTGCCTTGAGATAAAATTGCTGGCAGTATTGAATCAAAAACTAATTCTGCTGCAACAACAAGCTCGTCTTGATCTATTAAAGACGTAACAGGCGCATGGCCAAGTTGCGTCAAACTATTATTGATTATATTCAACTTGGTTATCATACGCCCATCCTTAATTAAAACGCTGCGGTTGTTACTGTGCCAGCATCTCTATCTACAGTTGCTACAACAAGAATAGCATTTGTGGTGCTACTTAATGTCATAATAATATCGCCTACTGCTAAATCGTAAACTACATCAGCAAAATAATCTGCTGCTGCAATAGCTGCCGCATTATCTGTTGCGCTTTTGTAAGTAAACAAAGCAGGGCCATTTTCTGTACCATCATCTGTGGTTACTGCGCCAGAGTTAAACGCTAAAGTTTGTCTAGTAAATCTATTAATATCAAAAGCCATAATTATTCCCCTTATTATGCGGTTTCGTCACATTCAATTGCCAATGTACCGCGATTATCAATAACTACGGCCCCGGCAGAGAATACACCGTTAACTAAGTAAGAAGTATTCTGTGGGATGTAGTTAATTTCGGTGCGGAAGTTCATGCCAATACCCATACCAGTAGACATTTTGTGCCAAGCTAATGCCGTGCGGATGTTGCCTGATTTTGGCAAGCCACCTTCTGTCATTTGTGGAATGATAACAACGTTAAAACCTAAGTATTCACGAATGCGTGCTCGGTCAATTGGGTCATTTTTAGTGTAGAAGCTAGAAACGAATTGATCATCCTGCATTAATGATTTGAAATTGTTTGCAGACATTGCAACAAATCGCTCAGGTAAAGGAACTGCATTGTTGTCGAAGAACTCTAAACATTGAGTAAATTTTTCATAGTTAAAGTTAGTTCCTGCGTCAGGAATAGTATCGCCAACATCGGCAGCAATTGCTTCAATGGTAATTTGGTCTGAACGTCTGCCCATTGCGTTTGCAACTAACATAGCGTTTTCCATTTTAGCATCAAAGTTAACGGTTAGTTCTTGAACTTCATCTACTGCTGTAGGTGTAGTGTATTTTTGTAAAGTACACATAGCTTTGCTGTAACCTGGATCTTGAATGGTTACGGCTGCCAAATAAGCGGTTGGTACAGAAATAACTTGATTTACTTTACGAAATTCTACTTGATTACCGATAACATCGTATTTCATGCGTACAGTATCACGCAATAAAAAGCCTTGTGAGCGGTATTCTGCTTTTACGAGTGCGTCAAATTCAATTTGTTGCACATTAGTCAAAGAAATAGACATAATAGTCCCCTTTAAAATTAGTTAGAAAAAAACTCGTTTTAAATTGGGCTTGTATTTATGTGGTTATCCTTGGAGGGCCTAAAATGCAAGTTTTCCAATTTCCCAGAAAACTGGACACTTGCAATTAGTTTAAAGATTTATCTTTTGTTTTGCAATCTTTCGATTTTTTCTGAAATTTCTTTTCTATATCGTGGGTCAGTTTTGTATTTTTGTATGTTTGTTGTTAATTCTGTTTGCAAATCTTCCAGCGTCATTGCGCCATCAGTTTGCACATTTTCATTGCCCGGTATCATTGTTGATTGACCTAACATTTTTGACCTCAATTCTTCTAATGCTATTACAGCATCTGCGGTTCGTAAATTAGATGTTAAAGCATGAAAGCTTGATTCTGATAAATTAGATTTAGCCCAGTTGTTTAAAATATCTAAGCGTTCGTCTGCTTTTTCGCCAAGAGCTGCTTTTTCTGCTTCGTAATCAATTCCAAATTCATCAAGATATTTGCCTACAGTAGAAAGCATTTTGTCCATGACATCTTGAGGAACCCTTTTTGATTTAGCATATTGCGCTAAATCTTGGAATGGCTCATAGTCTGGTTCAACCCAGCCTTTTCCAGCTTCCCACGAATATTCGCTAGGGGCTTCGCCAAAACGTTTTTGTAATTCTAAATATGATTTAGCAACATCAGACGCTTTTTTAAATTGACTTGGCAGCCAGTCTGGCCTTTCTCCAGTGCCCGGTGTTTTGTCATCAAGCCACCATGCTGGTTCTTGCGTAGCTTGTGTACTAGTTTCTTGTGCTGCCATATCATCAATAGTTGATGAAATAGTATCAAACCCCATCAAACACCTGCCTCTTTAGCTTTGTTATCCATTTTAATTTGGTATGATTGCACGCTGCCAATAATTTGACGAAATGCTTCACGATATCCTTCATAAAATACACACATATTCGGATAGTTTTCGCTCACTGGCCCCGGAGTAGGCATAGCAATAAACCGTTTTTCCATTATTTCTAATAATTTTTTTCCGTCATCAGTGTTAAATACGTGCCAACATAATTCGTCTAGCGGTACGCTTGGAGTGGAAGTTTCATTTATCTCATAACCTTCATAATAATTTTGAGGATTAATGTAAGGATTATTATCTGTCATTATACCTGTCCTAATTGTGGTAATTCTGGTGGTTGACCACTTTGCTGCATCATCATTTCTTGTTCATTGCGTTTATCTTGTTGTGCCTGCATAGTGTTAGCAACGTCTTCCGGTGAATTCATCAATCGATTATCTATTTGCATTAAATCAGCTAAAAGATATGGATATTCCATTGGATTAATAAATACTTGTGCTGCTTCTGGCCCTGAAATACCTTGTAATAATTGATAAAACTGAGTAAATCTAGCTATTTGTTCTTGTCCTTTTGCTAAGGCTAAAGGCGACCTATATACAAATGATATCATTTTTTTATCTATCTGTGGATAAGGCAGCAACCCCATTTTATCAAGAATATAAGCACATCTTTCAATAACTGGCCACAAAAATTCTTGTTGCAATCGACTAAATAAAGGCCCGATACGCTCTGCCAAGGTTTGATTTTGGATCATAATTTGCGTTGCACTAACTGGTTGCTTGCTGTCAGTTGGAATCAAAGAATCCGCAAACAGTAGTGAACGAATCTGCATCCTCAAATCTTGAATCGTAAGTTGGCTAAACTGTGGATTAGAAGTATCAGGCAATGGTATTAAAGGCGGTTGTCCTGCTGAGCCTAAAGGCGCAATCGGAATAACTGTCATTGGCTGCATTTTAAAAGTGTGCGGGTTAAAAACAGCATCACTAAATGCCATGTAGGGTTTAAATGTATTTAAATTTGCGGCTGCTAATTCGATTCTTGCTAATTCATTTAAACTAATAATGGATGGTAACGCATCCATAACAGGCCCACGCCCATAAACATCATTGTTAGTTTTTTGAAATCTCCAAACAATGCCAGGATTAACTTCAAAATCTTCTGTATATAAAATATTGCTATCGGAGCTAACAATATATTGATATCTTTTTTCACGATTAGGGTTAAACATTACCCCTTCATATACTTTTGATATTAATGTATCGGGATTGTTTTTTAACTCTCTTATTATTTCTGCTGGTAAAACAGCTTTTGGCCAGCGCGTAGTAATTTCACTAGCTTTAACATTTTCCCAAGTTCGATACCATGACTCAATTCTGCCAGTCATTGCTTCTTCGATAGCAAGTTTATCCATGGGGATCGAAGTAAACAATAATGGTTGGTCATCGGTGTATTGATTAATCACAAGACATGAAGTCCCAATAGATAAATCAAAATAACATTCGTTAATGACAACATCAAAATTTGAATCATGTATGTAATTAAACAATTTTCTCATGTAGTCATTTAAGACTCTTTGAGCGTCATCACGGCTTATGCCTGCGTCATCTTCATCAAACTCAGGTTCCACCATTAAAAATCCCCATTGAGTTTGTGGTGGGGTCATAGCGGTATGTAATTTGCTTACAAATGTTTTTGTTGCTTCAATTGCCGTTGTGTCATAAACACGCGTGCCTTTTGCTTCCCCTTGTTGTTCTTTGGGTCGCCAAAATTTATTTCGATTTGGGATAGCATAAAAATAACAAGCTTCATGCAAACTAGCCCATTGATAGCTAACTTGCATAGCTCTATCGTATCTTTTTTTAAACTGGTCTAGTAATGTTTGCATAATTAACCTAATTTGTCTTGAAATCCTGAATCAGCCATGGGTTGCATAAATCCGGCTGCGCGGAATTTATTTCTTTTAGCTCGTATTTGTTTTTCTTGTATTCTTCTCATTTCAGCAGTTTTGGCTTCGCCTAATCTTGATTGCTCTGCTAATGCTGCATCTTTTTGCGCGTAATAGCTGCTAACTGCATCTGCTTTCATGCGCGCTTCTTGGGCTGATTGGTGTGGAATAATACCTGCAACTGCACTTTCAATGCTTTTCAAACCTTTTGATAACCAACTCATAATTCCCCCCTAAATCCAAATGTGAACGTAAATTACTTTTTCAGCAAATTCGCTGGGATGAATTTCCTTGTCAACAAAAACTATCCTATGCGGAATCTTTATTTGTTTTCTCAGGCTTTTCAATTGTGACAATATTGTTGCCATTTTCTAAATTCATTTTAACTAAATCTTCTTTCATCTTATCAACTTCTGCTTGCAACTTAAAGCTTTCATAGGCTCTAATCCCGATGTTAATTGACTCCATCAGTTGTTTAATTTCGGATGCGGTCAAATCGCCTTCTTGCCCTTGTTTAATTAATTGTTGATATTGCGTATGTGGATCTGCTTTATCATCAACATTAATCCTAACCCTTGCTTGCTTATTAAGATAAAAACGATGATTCCCAATGCCTTCCCAGTATCGCCAGTTAAAATCAGGGTTATCAGAATTCGTTTCCCCTTCACGTTCCCACAAAATTTGAGCATAGTTGACAGCGATTCGCGAACACTCGTCAAACATTGGATACATTTGTCTCCATCTATAATACGTTGTATCAGATATTAATGCCTCGGTGCAAAACTCAGATACAGAACCTCCATTGCCAATAATTTCAAGCACCATTGGGCAATGCAATGACTCGTTGTATGAACTGATGTTTGTACCTTTCTTTTTTAACTTTTCATATATTTTCTTTGGGTCTAGTTTGGCCATAATTAGATTCTCCTTTACAATCATTATGTGTAAATTTACCAAGGATTACAAATGATTGACAGCAAACAGCTTAGAGATTTAGTTATTAAGCCAGCTTTAGACGGACTTCAAATGTATAGTGAGAGTGCTGAGGAAATTTTGGTTTTCACATGTGCTTGTGAGTCATTAGG